TAAAGCTTTTCCATTAGCTTATCAAGCTTATTATTGATTTCGCGAAAGTTATCATGCATTTCTTGGATTTCTCTTAAGAAATCCACCTTCAAAACGTAATCCAACGGCATGCGATTAATCTGATCTTCCAAGATGTCAATCCTACGTTTCTGTGAATTGGTGTAATTAAAAGCCTGCTGGATATCCTGGTTCTGACGGCTTAGAATTTTATTGGCAACCCAGGTGCCACCGCTCAGCGCAGAAGCAATAGTTGTCAAAACTAGAGCAATGTATTCGGGACCCACGACTTTTGGAATTGCTTTTTTCTAATTCTAATTTTAAAAATCAAGATGCAGTTGACCTTTTCTTGCAAGTCCGGTTACCAACCAAACCAAAGCATCAACACAGTCGTCATGGCTACTGACGCCGAAATTCGTGAGTTCCTCGAAGAGATTTGTGAAGTTCCGGTAACGGTTAAAAATGATTTTACGATCCTCGAACATGCCAATAATTCCCCTAAAGCGTGCCAACTTGTCAGCACGGAACCCCTTAACTGGATGCCAAATCAGGTTGTAGAGACCTTCGTTATTGAGGCAAACCCGTTTGAAATCAGCCTCGAGAGAGGCCTGGTACTGAACGGCTTCTGACCAAATATCGCAAGTGGAGTACGTTGGAAAATAATTTCCATTATCATCTTTTCCAATAACAGACCAATCGTTGAGTAGCTCCTTCATGGCATCTAGTTTTTCAAGATTGCCCATGACACGAATACGCCGGTAATCAATGATGTGAATACGGTCGCCAATGCGGCCACCCAAGATCATGACGGTGTAATCATTCTTTTCTTTGACGCCAGCTGATAGGTCAACCCCAATGCCAAGGGTGTCAAACTCTGTTGAAATTTCTGCTTTAACAATCAGTTCAGGAGCAAGAGAGAGTTCATTCTGACGAACGATCTGATTCATGTACTGAAACGAAAAAGCAATAGGTGCCTGCCGTTTCTTTTCTTTTAGATAATCCAGTGACCACATTTCAGGCCAATAAGATTCTTCGTCTCCTGTTACTGGATCATTTTGGATAGCAGAAAGAACAATTTGGGTCCAATTATTTTGTTCATTGAATGTCGTGACATGAATATCATCATGCCTAAATCGGGTACCAAGACAAATGGCTCTAGCACCTTCAAACATGGTGGGTGCAATCACCGCATTCCAGTTATCTTGCATCATCTTTCGAATGTCAGGGTTAGAGATATCTGCGGCTGATTTAATGGCGTCATCAATCATCACCAGGTGAGAACGCTTGGAGGTCACCGAACCCTTAAGGCCAGCAGCGCAGAGTGTAAATTGTTCATCACCGGTTACGTCAATACCAGCAAATTTATGGTCAATGGACCAATACTCATTGCTAGTGACGTTCTTCAGAAGGCGTACGGTAGGAAAAACTTCTTGGTATTTTTTACTCTCAATGATGCGCTTGATGGTGGCCGATTTGGAGCGAGCAATATCAACCGTATACGAAAGGTAAAGAATCTGAAGCGGGAGCTTGGCTTGAGCGTGGATACCAATTGCCCAAGCTGTAAGCAAGCCTAGAACCGTGCTTTTAGCTGAACCCCGTGGAGCTAAAAGATCAATATTGGGACCAGCAATTTTAATCAAGCAGCTGCTGTCTTCACCCGTGATGAAATAACGGTGCCAGTCCAGATGATGCTTAGCAGGTTTTTTCTTTTCATCCATGTACTCGCAGAAGTAACTAAAGTCTTCCCGAGCACGCTCGATATTTGCTACGTTCTTCTGTGGCTTAACGTTGTATTTTTGCGCAGCAGCTTTTGCATTGCGACGATACGCAAGATGAACGTATGAAGGCACAGAACTGATTCAGAGTATTACTAAATACTAACCGAAAGTTCCGGATCTGAAAGGATCTTCCACATCTCCACGTTTGCGGTAGGAACCAGCTGCCTGTGCTGCGATCAATGCTTTCTGTTCATCGAACGCAGGCGCTTGTGCTTCTCGCACAGGACCTTCCCAAGTATCGCCCATGCCCCGACCAGGTTTTGGCCTACCTGGACTAAATGGTTTGTCTTTAACCTTGTTATATTCCTTTTCTAACTCAATCATCCATTTAGGTGTTTTAGGGAAGCCTGCTCCATATTCAGCAGCAATGTCCCCCATGTCTTCTCCACGGGGACCACGAACTGCTTCAACCTCCTCACCCCGTGGACCAGTTTCAGGAATTTCTTGACTTTCCCCTCTAGACATGTAATCATCTAAAAATTCTTGAGATGAAGTAATGCCTTGTTCTGATTGCTGGGTTAAAGCCTGTAAATTTTGACGGGTTGGTAAATCTACTGTTGCATAAAATTTATTTGGATCCCATCCTTCTATCGGTTTACCACTGTACAAGGAGTTGTATTGTCGCGCTAAAGCGCGTTGTGCCTGAGTATTTTGATTGGACTCCTCCATTAAAGCCTTATAGGCTGCTTCGCCGTAAGGAGTGTTACGGATGGCTGGATAAATCCTATTTTCGTAATCAGCTCGAAGGGATTTACCCGTTGCATCTTCTAAGTATTTATTAAATAAATAATGCGCTCCACTTCCAATATCTCTAAATCCTATTCCATAATCGGAAATCTCAATGTTTCCATATGTAGGAATATCAAATTTTTTATAGGTTGCCCCAGGGAACTGTTCTTTTAGTGCTTGTTCTGATTCGTATTGATAAGGATTTTGCGCGTATTGAGAACGCAAGCGTTCATATGAGTCTTCAGGAATGTCAGAAAATACGCTATAGGGAGAAGAAGCCTGGTTTTTTGGCGCTGGCTCAATAATAGATTCTTCAATAATCTTTGGCGAAACACTAGCCAAGGTCTCGCCACGAGGGCCTTTAGCTCCTTTATCAGGTTCATATTTTGCTTGCGGAACATACGCACCCTTAGGAAGAAATGGGTTGGCGCCAGACGGCTTGGTTGGATTGCTGCGATACCATTCGGCAGCACCCATGCCATAGCGCGTGAATATGTAACTGTATAGATTCTCGTTTACTGCCATGACTCTTAACCAAACTGATTGGTATTAAAGAACTTGCGGTAATCAAACACGTTGGGGTTTTGGCTGCTCATAGGAGCATTCAAATCCTCTGGTTCGTAAGGAGAAGTGTACGGCTTTTGTCCGGACGAAAGAAGAGTCTGAAAGATCTCATCATTTTGCTCCCGGAGCTTGCCCATCCGAGCAGTACGGCCAGCAGATGCACGTTGCATGAACTCATCATTCAACATCTTGCCAGCCATTGGCACAGGTTTGCCCTTACCGCCACCCATTACTTTGCTCCTTTACGTTTCTGTTCTTGATACTTACGTGCTTTATCTAATGCCGCCCGACGCTTCTCCTTGTCGGACATCTCAGAGCCATCTTCATTTTTGGCTTCTTTCTTCTTGAAATGCTCAAGAAGTTCAGGCGGCATCTTACCCTTCGACATCAAGCCATACCTCCTTGATACTGCTTCAGACGGTTCAGCAGTTCTTGATAGGACAGAACACCGGCACCTTCCGGATCAGAGGTGATGCCAGCGGCGGGCTGTTGACCTTCCCCTTGGAAACGCCGCTCAAACTCAGCAATCGCTTGATCACGGCCAGAACCAGGTGCTTGTTTACGTGCGCGTTCAAATTCAGAAATCATCTGAGCCTGACGTTCAGCTTTCGGAGTAACGCGGCGACCCGGTTGATTGGCTTGAGCACGGTACTGTGCCTCTGCTTCCCGCAGACGGGCTTCAAACATTGCTTCTTGCTCCTGGCGAAGCTTGGCCTCTTCCTGGAGACGAGCGTCACCTTCAGTGCCACGGATGCCACGGGCAGCTTTTGCATCTTTACGCATGCGCTCTTCTGCCTGTTTAGCAGCAGCCATTTCACGGTCAAAAGCAAACATCTGCTCTTGACGTGCACGCGCCGCTGCATCTAGATCACGACGACGAGCTTCTTGATCGGGGCGTTGACGACCACCACGATTACCAAGCTGAACAACGACGCCACCAGCTTTTGCTTGTGCATTAGCTTCTGCTTGTGCTTGCTGTTGACGAAATTCGGCTTCTGCACGAGCTTGTTGTTCTCGTGCAATTTGTTCCGCCATACGTTGGCGCTCAAGCTCAAGCCGTTGACGCTCATCACCTGATTTACCGCCTTGAGAACGTGGACCGCGTGGACCGCGCCCAAAGTCATCAGCACCCAATTGTTTAAGAATTACAGTTCTATTTGGAACGCCATTTTGATTTGGGTTTGGATTTACGCCTACTCCCATTGTTTTTCTCCTAATCAGCGATTCTGAAGACCACGAATCTTGTCGACCATTTGCTGGTACTCAGGAGTGCCAAGGTCTGGCATGCGGGTCGTGCGGCCAGGGCCAAATGCAACACCGGAGCGCAAACCACGGCCTTGACCAGCGCCACCAAAGGCAGCACCAAACAAACCGGCACCTCGCTCAACAGCGCCACCAGGAGTCACTTCGGCGGTCTCGCCTGCGCCGCGCTGGAGGTCGGCAAATATTTCTGCGCGACGACCGGTACGATCACGCTCGCGGGTGATTTCACCACGGCGGAAGTAAGCCTCTTCCATACCAGGGGGCAGAGGCGTTTGCCTCCCACGGGGAGCTTCTCCGGGGAACATAGAAGCTTCACCGGTTTGCGGTGCTTTCTCTGCAAGCTCAATGGCCTTTTGGCGTTGAGCAATGCCTTCACGAGCAGCCTGGGCTGAACGCATCCGAGTTGCAGCACCACCGGCCAGACGTTGATTTTGTGTTTCTGCGCCCATGGCTATCGTTTCGTTAAATAATATTTTAGGCGGGGTAACCCTACTCCTCTAGTTGCATTCTAGCCCATACACTCATTGATGCTTCTTGCAAGGGACCCTCAATGGGATCGTCCTTAAAGATAAACATCAACTCACGAATTGCCCGATCAGCACCGGCCATCAACAGTCCCTTTCGATCTCTGGAAGCAGTGAATTGTTCAATCTGTGCAATCGCACCACGTAATTCTTTTTGCATACTGGCAATACGCGCTACACCTGCGTCACGTTTCACCACTTCCATCTCAACGGCATCCCGCAACTTACGGATGTCCTCCTGCATTTCATCAATCTCATACAGAAGGGTTTTGCGATGATCAGCCTTTTTGTAATTGCTATTGACCCAAAGATCACACGCAACAATGCTCCCGGTATACTCAAGGAAACGAGCATACAAGAAGCACTCGATTACAGAGTTGTTCTCTTTTGCAAAAGAACAAAAGGATTCTTGAACGGAGGAATCAAGATTATCGACCCATTGGTCGAAAACCTCAATATCGATAAGCTCGTTGGGCCTGGTTGTAATCGCGTTCTTCGTCGGATTGCCTGAAACGCTGGGCCTGTTCTGCAGAAGTTCGTTGCTCTTCTGCTCCTTTACCGATGGTTGCTCGTTCTTGGGCACCCGTCTCCTCCATCTTCTTCTTTGAAAACTCGTAGGCTACACCAGCTGCCTGGCGATATTTGTCAATATCGAACCAGTCATCTGTGTTATAAGTATCCGCAATACCGGATGCAGACGTAGCCATTCTAGTAACTCAGATCAGAAGTTGCTCATCATGCCGGCCAGGCCGGTAGCAAAGATGTCGCGACGGCCTTCAACGCTCTTCTGGCGCTGCTGGCGTTGCTTAGATGCTTCCAGGCGCTCAAGCAACTGCTCAAACTTTGTGATATCAAAATAGTCGTCGGTGGTGTTACCAGCAACAGTCATGACAGTCCCATAACTAATGAACTAATTATAAGAGATATTTTCCTAGAAACTAAACGAGCTAACCAAGCTCTTATAGATATCGCCCTGAGCCGCAATCTTCTGCACTTCCTTAGCGCCCTCGTTCTTCAGCTTCTGGGTTTCCTTATCAATCTCGCCTTGGAGATTGGTCAGACCAGCGCTATACAAGAACTGACGGGAATCACGCACGTTCTGCAGCTGTTGCTCCAGCTCAGCAGGAGTGCCTTCAAACTGGTCAGCAAAGCTGGGAAGGGTGACCTTCGTGCGTGCAGCCAGATCACCCCCATAAGTGGGCAGGAGGCTCTTGTCAAACTTAAAGGTACGCTTGCCAGTACCAACACCTTCTGCATCCTTGATTTCGTCACCATACATGGTGTCGTAATAGGAATCCAGATAGCTACGGTTGAACTTCTTCTGGTACTCTTGGCCCTTATAAAGAGATTCCTTAAGATCGTTAACGGTCTGGTAATAACCGCCCTTGAAGCGCTCCAGGCCAGCAGTTTTCTCTGCTTCGGTTGCTTTACGACCAAGGATTTCTTCGTAGGCGGCACCCAGGCCAGTTTCAAAACGCTTGGGTGCAATCTCTTCAGAGTACAGTTTGGCAAACTGATTAACATCTCCCTCCTTGCCAAACATATCGTACTTGGTTGTGTACTCACGCAGGTAATCCTGCGCTTGAGTAAAACCAATTAGACCGCTACGCAGCTGACTTTCAATTGAAGTTTTGAAAGGATCGTATCCAGCTTGGGCCGATGCCTTACGAGCAGCTTCTGCAGCAGCGGCGGCTTGCTCCTTAGCAACGATACGTTCTTCTTCTCGGGTTGCTTTACCGCGATAGAAGGAGCGATCAGCTTCTGCGTATTGCAGTTCTTGTTGTTGAAGACCAAACAGCTGAGCATCTTTTTGCGTTTGATACGCAATCTGTTGCTGCGTTATGGATTCATTAAATGATGCAGCACGATCAGCGCGAGCATCAGCTTTAAGATCTAACGCATTGCGACGTTCATTTGCAAGCTTTGTCTCAGCAAGCTGTGCATCACGAAACGCTGCCTGGCGATCGGCTTCTTCACGCTCAAACTTAAGTTCTTTTTCGCGAACAGCCCTTTGTTCTCTTGCGACCTCAGCTGAATTGTCCCTAGGTCCTCCTCCGCCACCCATATCTAATAATTACCAGGAATTGTTTTTATTTTAGCCCAGGCCTCACCCATAGGGGCCAAAGCCGGCGGAGTAGTTGCCAAACATCTTATCGAGAACACCGCGATTGATTGCCACAGCTTCCTTAATACGTCCTTCGCGTTCCTTCTGCGAAAGCATACGAGCTTCTGGTGACAGACCAATACCAATAGCTTGGCGCTGGCGATAGCCCTGCTCAGCAGTTTCCATTGGATCTTGGAAGAATGCTTTGAATTTACCTGCGCGTTCAGCCAGCTGTTGATTTTGTGTGTTCAAAAGGCTGTTGTTGGCGAATGCATTATCTGCCATCCGAAGATTATTGCTGGTATTAATGATGGAATTCAACGCATCCATTGATTTACCGGCCAGCATATTACGCATCTCACCGGCTTGCCCGATGATGCCGCGTTGAATGTCACCCTGATTTTTGGTCAGGAATGCATTCATGCCATAAATGTAATTATCCGTACGCGCATCTTGTGCCGCCTTAATATTCATCAAGTCAGCAATTTGCCGATAACCACGATCCAGGCGGTTCTGACCCATCGCCATGGATGTGCCATACAGCGAACCTAACGCAGCAGTGTTGGCGGCATTGGCTTGAATTTGGGCGGCACGTTCCATGGCCCGGCCCTGAAAGATGCCACCGACAACATTGCCGATAGCACCTAGACCGAAACCACCGAATGTTGCCCAATCAAATGCCATACCACCACCCGCTGCTTTAGGAACTGCATTTAAACCATTGTCGGCAACTGCATTCAGTGCCCCAGCCCCGTAAACCTGATCAAATAGACCCATGGCTACAGAACCTTTGCATTTATTTTAGATCAGAAATATGTTGGACCAGGCCCAACTTGAACAGCAGGGATTGCCAGTGGATTACGAGCAGCTGCATAAGCAGAGGCCATGCGATCACCAGAGCCGGCAATAATATCTGCCGCATAACGTGCAGCTTCTGGCGTGCCGTATGGATTCATGGACATCGCAATACCTTTGGTGAGGTTATCTAAACCACTACCAAGAGTATTGAACATCAATGACTTCCAACCTTTCCGCGTTTGTTCTTTATCGGCTTGCTCAAGTCGGCGTTTTATGTAGTCTTCATCAAACTGCATCATAGTCGGAGCCATAAGAGCATTGATCGTGGCAAAGTTCATAAACGCTTCCCGATCTTTTTCAGGAACCAATTGGAACATCTTCTGGAAATCTTCGTAGCCTCCGGTCCCAAGGAATCCCATGGGGCGGGTCCCTGCTAAAGGGGCTGCGCCTGCAGGAGCCTGAAGAGCGGGGGCACTAGCCTCACCAAGGAGACCAGCCCATTTTCCTGCGTTGAAAGCCATAGATCAATACCGGAAGGTGGAAGAAGCGTAGGGGTTGCTGGTCATCATGGTCCGCAGGTTCTCGCCAGCCTGGGACTGAGCACCACCAGCGAGCTGGAAGGCGTACTGCTGACGGTTGAGAGCGCCGGTCAGTTGGCCGAGCTGTTGGTTCAACTGCATTTGACGCTGCATATCAGCATCCTTCATCTGATTAGCAATCGGCAGCATAGCCTGAGCTTGCTCAACCGTAATGCCACCAGCCAAACGCATCAGCTCAGCAATTTGCTTTTGCTCACCGGTCAGGTTGCTCAGACCAACGCCACCGCCGGTAATGCCGGACTTACCTTCTTCCTTACGCTGACCAGTGATTGCAGAAATCAGGTTACTGCCAGTCTGGCCAGCAGCCTGAGCAACACCTTCAGCAGCGCGGCCAACCATGCCGCCACCCACTGCACCTGCCAGACCAGTAGCAAGGCCAACACCAGCACCCACAAGAGGAGCAGCCAGCTTGGCAGCACCGGGAAGGCTACGGGCAGCTAGAGCAGTAGCCGTTCCTGCTGCTGCCCTTTCGGCTAAGCCCTTCCCCAGTTTCCCCGCCACCACGCCGCCGGCCAGTTGGCCAACGCCGGTACCAATTTCACCTTCGCCAAAAGAGCCAAGGCCCATAGCAACACCTGGTGCATAACGAGCAACTTGCCCAGTCAAAGGTGCGGCAGCAACATTGGAAGCAACTTCAGCAGCTGCTTTACCAGCACCTTTAAGTTTATTGAGCAGCTCCTGGAAATAACGAGGATCTTGTTGCTCAGAACCAGGGGCACCCAGACCAGCGGTCAAAGGGTTGGTGCCATAAGGAACGATAGCTCCGCCGGGCAGACCCGACTGCGGTGCTTGACTGGACCCAGCGGGGTAACCGACGTAAGCCATATTTAAAAGCAGCTTATGTTTCTAGATGATTTAATTTTATCAGCCTACATACCTTGCTGATAATCTCCTAACTCTTCAAGTTTAGGACGATTAGCTGTAGCAATTACTTCGTTAATTAAATTGCCAGCTGCCACACCAACCAGAGATCCCAAACCTCCTGCCACAATGCCACGAACTGCGCGTTGACGTGGCTCATAAAGTTGAACAACCGTTTTACCGCCTGGGGTTTGAGTACGAGTTTTGATCTGAGCTTGACGTGCGGCAATTGCACCAGCAGCAAACCCACCAACCATTGGTAACGTCACTGGAAAGCCCAACATTCGCGCTTCTGGGTATCCTTGAAGATTTTCAGAAGTGGCTTTAACAATGCCAAGATCCAGCAAACCGCGTTCGTTGTAAAGAAAATTTTGGTAATTGGCGTATCGTTGGGGCGTTAACGATGGAATATCTTGTTTTGCCGTTTCATATTTTAGAGGTTCACCCGTACGGCCCATGAAAAAACGCTCAACCAACTCTTGGACTGGTTGTGCCGTTTCCCGACGATCTTCCGAACCAGGTTCCGAATACGTTTGGGCGTATCCTTTAGGCCGGAACATCTCCCCTGGATTTAAGAGGTTGTAAGTACCAGCAGCTGCCACAGCTGGTGCAGCGATTGCTAAGCCAGCAGCTGCCCGTGCCGTAGGAGAAGAAATGGTATTCACACCAGCTTCAACACCTTTCTGTGCTACAGCCAGGGGATGGTTGTAACGCCACCAGTAGGTTCGGCTGCCGTCGTTTGCAGCATCTACCACAAGCCTGGAGGCGTATGCGCCCAGGAATTGAGCCGGAGTTTCTTTTAATGTGACACCCCTTTTTGCAATCTCTTGTTTAAACCGTGGGTCCAGGATGCTCTGACCGTAGCCCAAACCGGTTGTGCCTGACCTGCGTTGTGCTTCATCTGCTTTGCGAACCCCAGTTTTAATGTCTTGAAGAATATCTTTAATTTGAAAGTTCATCGCAGCGCACCCCCGCGCATGATGCCGTAAGGATCCAAGGCAGGATCAACGCGTCCCAGGGTTGACTCAATGCCTTGCATCTGGAACATTGTGCCAGGTGACAACGATTGTGCCTGCAAGTTATTAATTAAATCACGTTGAATAAGTTGTTGTTCAGCAGTTGCGGTTTGATCCATTGCAACAGGTTCAGCCATTAATTGCTGAAGTTGTTGTTGATTTAGGCTAGCAATTTGATCAGATGCAAGCATGGGAGCCGTTGCAATAGCTGCACCAATACTGCCGGCACCCATGGCTACGTTTTGCAGCATGGACATTTCTCCTGGCTTGGAGCCAGCAAGAAAGTTGGCTGCGCGTTTGCCAGTAAGTTTAGAAAGCATTTCAGGAGTTAGCTTGCCTGCAAGACGTGCACCTGCAGCTGACAAACCAATATCTAAACCACCTGTTAACAAAGACGTACCAAGGCTTCCTCCTCCAAGAGCAGTAAAACCAGTTGTTAAAACAGCCCCTGGAATAGACGCACGTGCTGCTTCCTTAGTTGCAGGTGCCATCATCGCTTGGCCCATACGCGAACCAAGGATGCGTTGTAATGCTTGCCCTGCAAGTTTCATGTTATCGGCGCCCTTTTGATTATTATATTCCCGCTATCTTTACGCCTTCTTGGGAAAAGAAGGTTGAACGGCCTCATCTTTTGCCGTTGTTTCACCCTCCTTTTCCTCCTTCTTCACCGCCACCGGTTTCATTACCCCCTTTCGATCAAGAAGCTGCGCGATAGACATCTTCCCTTCTACTTCGTTCTCCACGCGGTTCTCCGCCGCCGACATCAGATACCCATTAGGATCAGGATTCTTCATGCGAGGCATTGGATTCTTAGCAGCTTTATCAGGGCGCACCGTTGGACTCAAACGATAAGCTTCTACCCACACCGGATTAAAGTCAGGTTGGTCCTGCGGACGTTGCGGCGTTACTGCCCTACCTTCGTTGAAATCGTATTCAGTAGGTCGGTTAAAGCGCCCTAGGCCTTCAAACAATTCGTACTCAGAAGTAACACCTTCGTTGTTATCAAAGAACGGTGTGTTTGATACGAAGTTAAGATCTGGGTTAAGCTGACGCTTTCGCGTCATCATTCGCTTAGTTAAGTCGGATTCTTTAAACCTCGATGGATTCCAGGGGTATTCACCTGTGTCCGGTTTAGCCCGGAACAATTCATCAAAGTCCAGATTAGCCCGGACGTTGCCATTGGTATTAAACGGATTGGTAATATAACGGCCTAGGTCTAGCCTATGGTCCTTTGTCATCAGCTTTTAGCCTTCTTCTTGTTGTGTAATCCTACCAACGTTTGACGGAGCCGGGCTTGCTTCACCGTTTTCTCATCGTACTTCTCAGGGTTAGAAAGTACATTCTCCTGAAGCTGAGCAGTGGTAATCCCTTTCTTTTTGGCTTTGGCAGTGAAGGCGCCTTCCTTCATCTCCATGCCTTGAATCCACTTCTTGTCTTTCTTTTTCTTTTCTTCAGCCATTAGATCAGACCCTGCTTGAAACGAGTGAGGAAGTTTTCAGCCGCACCAGGCTCATTCGATAATTGTAACCGGCGCAATCTGGTTGAAACATCAGCAGATGCACGTTTCTTTAACTGTTGCTCAGCGTTATATTTATCGACATCACTACCGTACAAGCTAAGTTCACCCAGTTGATCATTTGAAAGTTTAGAGTAGGGATCACGCAAATCTTCCAGAGCAACCTTACCGAGTGCCTCGGCAGATGTCATCGTTGGACGGCGCTCTGCAGCAGGCGAATACTCATAACCCAGTTCACCATAGTCAGATTCACCAAACTCGCCACGTTTGCGCACGGCACCAGGTGCGTACTTTTGTTCGAAGCCATAGACGCCCAAGCCGCCACCTTGTTCTTCAATATCTTCACGGGTGATGCGGCTCATGCCACGGATTCCGCCTTCGTAACCAGCCTGTTGAGAAGCTGGTTTACCAACGCGCTCGGGGTCGCCTTGCCGAGGAGGAATGACGGAACCAATATTTTCACGCACTTTAATTTGGCTTGGCATTCCCACTTGCTCAATGCGACGGGTTTCTTCTTGGAGTGGCGCCATAACCTTTTTACCTTCAGGAAAGTTTTTACGCATGTTTTCCAACAGTTGTTTTTCCAATGCTTGACCAGCAAATCCTTCCGCAGCTAAACGACGACGCTCGTCACTACTACGAGTGCGTGCTATATCAATAGGATCAAGTTCACCGCGTTCCTGGCTGATAATTTGCTCTGCGGTGTCTTTCAGCTGTTGGGCGCGAGCAATACGCTCATTTACCTGAGCCGTTTGACGGCGATTTTCAGGGCCGTAGTCGTAATCAAGATCAATTTCCTGTGCACGCAAGTAACGCTTGCCTTGCTCCACCAATTGGTCAATGCGTCCAGCAGATTCAGATTGATCCACCGGCACACCATCAGGTGTCATCGATGCCGCCACATCAATGTTGTTAGTTTGATCTTCTAAGCGGTCAACAGCACCAATATTGAGATCTTCGTTGCGTTGCAACTGTTGCCGCACGCGACCGGTCGCTTGATCCTCGCCAGATTCCAATGCATTAATTGCTTGATCAACATTGAACGGACGTTTGGTTTGTTGTGTCTCAACCAAAGAGTCACCACGGAGTTCATCCATGATGCGCAGAGCTTTGCCCTGCAATTCCATTTGGTATTCGCGAACAGACGAACGGACACGCTGATCAGTACGCGCTTGCCGCTCAACGAGCTGGTTATATTCTGTCAGCAGGCGATCAACCACGTCACCTTGTGGTTCTGCTGCCTGTTGAACGTACTTAAACAGATTTTGCTGCGCCGGTGCCGCAGATAAAGGCCGAGATTCCGCTTGTGCCACCAACTCGCCCGCTTCTTCTGCTGAAACAGCGGCAGGTGCACGCAATTCCATCAAAGTTGCCTTAACACCAGGGATTTCTGGCTGGAATGTCCCACGGCGAGCCGCTGCTGCCTGCAATAACCCTTCAGTTGCCGCTTGACGGCGAGCATCTGCCACTTGCCGCGTCACCATCTCCCGAGGATCAGGGCGATAGGCAATAAACTCCTCTTCTACCGACGGTAAGTAATCAAATACACTCCCACCAGTCAGCTGTGACTGCCCACGAGGCGGTGCTGCTGCAGGTTGAGGTTGGGTGGGAGGCCGGGGAATGGGCGGCCGCGCGGTTTGGGCTCCAGAACGTTGGGTGACACCCC